CCCCGCCTCCGTCCTTGCTGGGCTGGGTGGCAACTATCAAGGATTGCTTAAGACTTGCCGGAATGGTTGGCTGATAGGCGTGATCGTGGAAGCCGCTCAGATGTTGCGTGCGGGCGTCATATGCCTCTGCATCCTTCGGCGGGCAGATCCCAAGATCCACCAGGGCGGCGTGCAACGTGTCCCACTGGCGCTCAACGTCCATCGCAGCGGTCGACATGGAGGCTGACAGATTGCCGCGCTTCGTGGGTGAGCAATCCGCGCCGGCATCGCGCGCGCGATCGCTCTTGCGCTGGTAGTCGGCTTGCGCGGCGCGCAGGTTCTTAGCGGCTGTGATTGCCGCGTCCAGGTGCTGTAGATCAGGCTTCATCGCGGCCGCCGGTCGGCTGGGTGGGAGAAAGGGCGGCGCGGCATTTCTGGATCGCCATGCGCTTGCTGAAGATGTAGTCGTGCTCGGTCGGCCAGAACCGTTCCACGACGAGGCGGCAAGCCTCTAGAGCCGCCTCGCTGGCCTGGGGCGCGGCATAGCGAGCCAGCAGTGCGCGGGCGAAGATCACCACGCCATAGGGCATCCGGTCGCAGTCAATGCCCAGCGGCTCGACGGCCATGTCGATGATTTCGTCATCGGTCGGCGCCTCCCCGGCTACAGGGGCGCTTGCCAGGGCGGCGCGAATTTCTCCCGCCGTTACCTGATGCGATGCGCCACAGCCCATAAAACTTAGGATAGGTGCGTCGTCTTTGATCGGCTCGCCGACTAACTCGGCCTCGGCTTCGATCATCGTCCACCACAGGGAAAGCGACGAAAAGCCATCGTTCCGCTGCGCCGTCCGCTCATCGCCCGCCTGCACGCCCTCCGCGCGCAGCTTGGACAGCAGGGCGCGTTCGACGGCAGCTTTGAAACGGCGTACCGCGCCGTCGCTGTCATGCTTGCGCCCGGTGACGTCAAGCTCGCGCTCGTGGGCAATGGCCATTGCGTAGTCCAGCAGATTTTCGCCAGGCTGGGCGGCGTTGTTCTGGTCGGTCATTTCATCCACCATTGCGCATTAGTTCGTGGTACGCGGCGCGCATCAGATTGCGGCCCCGCTTGAGCACCGCGCCATTTGCGCCTGTGAGTTTTAGTTCGATCATGATTTGCGTGAGGGTGTGCCCGCAGTGGGAGCCGCATGCCTTCTTCAGCACGCCAACTTCGATCAGCTTGCGATGGTCAGCGCCGCCGAAGTTCGTGCCGAGGAACGCAACCTCCAGCTCCCGTTCGCTGACAACGTGCGTGGTGTCGCCCATCACTCCCCTCCCTGCTGGGAGGCGGCAAGGGCCGAGCGAGCGGCATCCCAGGCGGCAGGCTGACGGCGCGCGAGATCCGACATCAGGGCGTCCAGTTCTCGGACGTCATCATCGGTTTCGAGGACGCAGACTTGCATCGAGGCGATCTGCTTCTTGATGTTGTCGCAAGCCACCAGCTCGGCCAGCGCTGCAACGGCCCGCGCATCGCCAGCAGCGAGAGCGGGACGGCGGTACAGCGGCTCAGCGGTAATACCCCCATTCCCAAGCGCTTCGATTTCTCCAGGCACCGGCGAAACAATGGATGCCCAAGTTTTTCCCAAGCGGGTGTTCGTTAGCAGCCAAGCAGCCGGAGTCTCATCCTTCGCACCCTCATCCGCCACCGTGGAGGCGGGGCGGCAGGATTTGACGTACTCGGCGATGCCAGGGATGTCCTGGAACGCGATGGTGAAGCCGCGCCCCTCGCATTCCTCGCAGTCCTCCTTGAACTCCTGCACGTCGCTCTTGCGCTCGGCAACCTGGCGCTCCACGAACACATAGCCGGAGCCGTTGCAGTGGTCGCAGGACAGCTCCCAGTCGCGCTCAGTGGTCTGCGTGGAGGCGGGGGAACCAGGGGCGGCGGGCAGCGGCATCCAGTGCGTGGGCTGATAGACAAACGGCGGCAGATTCCCGTCCATTCTCCAGTCGCCAAAGCCGTAGAACTGACCAGAACATGGCGCATCGAAATGCCGATTCCACAGTAGTACGCGGCTGCCATCCTTCGGCGCGCTGGCGATGTCCAGCCATCCATTGTTCGTGTTCATGCTCTCAGGCTCCGGGGAAGAAGAATTCCACCGCGCGGCGGCAGATGTACAAGATGGCGGCGGTGGCTAACAGCAGGCCAATACAGAAGCCAGGAAGACCCAAGGCCATCACCAAATCAACTACCGGGTCGTCGTCGGACGTGGGGGCATCTTTGGATTCCATTTGGATCTCCAGGCAATGGGGTACGATTCCTGATCCAAAAAAATGGAGAGGCTTATGGAACCGGAATGGAAGGTGGTTGCTAAGGGGACCAGCGAGGGCTGGTCCTATACCGTGGAAGTTCAAGAACGTAAGGGCCGGCTTTTCACTCGCATCACCCCTGGGAACCAATCGTTCCGGCTGCTCGATGGAACCTTCGACACCCTTGATCAGGCCTTGGGCGCGGCGAAGGTGGTTGCCGAGGAAGCCATCCGCGGACTTCGCAAGGCCGAAGGCTACCGGCCGGAATAGAAGCCCCTAGAACGGTTAGAACGGGATGTCGTCGTCCATGTCGGCGAGGTTTGTCGGCGACGATGACTGAGACGAGGAGCCGCCGCGTTGGTTGGCGTACTCGTTGCGCTGGGCCGTCGGGCGTTGTGCCGGCGTGCGCTGCGGCTGACGCTCAGGCGCCGCACTGTCGCCCTCGTCGCGACCGCCCAGCATCTGCATCTGGTCGGCCACCACTTCGGTGCTGTAGCGGTCGGCGCCCGTGTCCTTATCCTGCCACTTGCGCGTCTTGAGACGGCCTTCCAGATAAACGGAGCGGCCTTTCTTCAAGTACTCGCCGGCAATCTCGGCTAGGCGGTTGTACATGACGACCCGGTGCCATTCGGTCTCTTCGCGCTTCTCGCCCGTGGCCTTGTCTTTCCAGCTGGATGTCGTGGCGACCGACATATTGCAGACAGCCCCACCGTCGGGGCTGTAGCGGACTTCCGGGTCGCGGCCCAGGTTGCCCACTAAGATCACTTTGTTGACGCTGGCCATTACGCGGCTTCCTTCTTGAGCAGGGTTTCGTACTTGGTGACCATGCGTTCGAACTCCATCAGGTCGGCTTCCAGTTCCTCGATGGCGTTGTCGTCGCGCTCGATACGGCGGATGGTCAGGTGGCGTCCGATCGGTTCCAGGTCAGGCGCCCACAAAACCAGGTCAACCCACTTGCGACCTAGGAGCCACATGGCGCCGTTGCACTGGTCGATGTAATCGCTGATGTCGCCATCCACGACAGCGTTAAACAGGGTTGCAGACGACACCATCGTCTTGATTTCGATCAGGCCGTCGGCGTCGACCATTCCGTCCACGCTGACGCCGAACAGGTTGTCTTCGGTGGTGATGAACCCGGCTTCTTCGACAAATAACTTGGTCCGGGCTTCGTACGCGGCGCGGGCATAAGGCTCCTGCTCGGTGCCGGTACGCATTGCTGCGGTGGCGAACTTGTCCGCCGCACATCCGCCCAGGCGTTCACGTGCCACATCCATCGCGTAGTCCATGCACTTCTTGGAGGGCGCGCCGCTCTTGAGCTTGTCGCGGCAGTCTTTGAAACGGCTACCGGTGATGACGCCGCGGCGCGCCTCCAGCCATTCCGGGGAACCCTGAGGGTCGGTGTGGGTGATCAGGTTCATCAGGCTTATCCTTGTTTGAGCATTGCGCGCTTGTCCGCGTAGGCCTTCTTGAAGGCGGCGAAGGCAGCGAGATTGTTGGTCTTCTGGATGGCTTCGCAGCCGTCTTCCCAGATCTTCACGGCTTGTTCCAGCGAGTCGGCCTGTGCGATCTTGCTGATCCAGGAATCGCGCAATTCCTCATCGCGCTCGGCGTTCCCGTCGGTGTCGTCATCCTGTTCAGACAGGCCCGTGATGGCCTTCAGCGTGTAGCGCTCCAAGTAGGTCTTGGTGCTGGCGCGCGCCTGGATAGCGTTCTTGGCGCCGCCAGCATCGGGCGGGCCGCCCATGGACACGCTTTCTTCGTGGCCGCCGACGTGACGCAGGTAGCACGTCACTTCCATCCAATCCTTCTCGTCGCGGGTCAGCTTCCAAGAAGACGATAGGCCGTGCTTGGACAGCGCCGGCGTTACCGCATTGACCACGTCGTGCAACTCCGCGTATGACTTGCCCTTGAGGGGGCCGTCCTTCACGTCCTTGCCTTTGATGATCTTCACCGCCTCTGCCTTGAAGGCAGCGAACGCCGTGTCATAGGCCTTCTTAGCTTCACCCTTCTGCCAGCGGTCTTGCAGGTCCATCATCTTTTCGATCTGGTCCAACTGCGCGCCTTGGTTCAGGGCCGCCAGCATCATGCCCATAGGCGAGTTGGCGGCGGGGCCAGCGCCAGACATTGCCACTTCCCGGGCCGGGGCTTCGATAACGTCGTTCATGGCGTCCTCAATAGGTGATTCGGATGTTGGGGATCAGGCCCTTGGCGATCAGCGTGACCGCCTGCTTGGCGCATTCCTCGGGCATGCCGCCGGCGACGAACGCATCCAAGGCGGCGCGGTTTACCTTTCCCTTGTGGGCCTTGTCGGCTTCACGACTGGCGGCTTCGGCTTCTTCCGCTGCCTTGGCGTCGGCCTGTCGCTTGATTTCGGCCTGACGCGCAGCCTCGACGGCTTGCTTTTCGCGTTCGATGGCTGCGAGGCGTTCTTGCTCGGCGCGCTGCTCGGCGGCGATCTTGTCGGCCTTGGCCTGGGCTGCGCCTTTCTCTGCCTGCTCGGCTTGAAGCTTCAGTTCCAGTTCGCGGCGCTCGGCTGCGGCTTTGGCTTCCTGCTCGCGGCGGATCACGGCTTCGCGTTCGGCCTGGGCTTTTGCGTCCGCTTCGCGCTGCGCACGTTCTGCCGCTTCACGAGCAATGCGCAGTTCGCGCTCCTTCTGTTCGCGTTCCGCCTCGGCGGCACGCAGGCGAGCAAGTTCAGCTTGCTCGGCGTCGTACTTCTCGCGAGCGGCCAAGCGATCACGAAGGCCAGCCAGCGCCTTGTCCTTGGCGCGCGCAGCTTCGGTTTCGAATTCTTCCCATCCGGGCCCGATGGCGATGGACTCGACTGCTCCAAGTGCTGCGCGCAACGAATCTGACGATTCGCTGCAATTGACGACCAGCGTGGTGATGCCTTCGAGTGCATCCTTATGGCGCTGTACGCGGTCTTCCTCGGCCTGCTCCCATTCCGTAAGCGGCCGGCGCACATCGTCAGCCAAGGCGTCCAGCGTGTCGCGCATGCGCTTGCGCTCGGCGTCGATCCGTTTCGGCACATCCTTCAGGTCGTCCACTAGCTGCTTGCCCATGCCGTCCAGGGCGGTCTTGACCTTGCGGACCTTGAACGCCCGGCTGGCAATCGCTTCGCGGCCCTTCTTGGTCTTGAGGTCCGGTACATGGCCAGTCACTTCGGCGCGGATCTTATCCAGCCACGGGTCCAGGCCGCTTGGCTTGGAATACACGGCCAGGGCGGATTCCTTCGGCGGCAGTTCTGCGATCTCGGTTGCTTCGGTCATGTCAGTCCTTGGCTGCGTATTTGGTTGTGCCATCACCAGCGAGGCGGGCGGCTTCGTCTTCCTGTTGTAGGACAGACATGACCCCGACGATGGCGCAGATGATCGAAAAAATACCCACGGCAACGTGGGCATCGGTTTGAAGCAAACGGCGGAGCAGGCGTCTCATGTCATCCCTCTAACTCGATCTGCACGGCGTCCAGGATCTTTCGCTGGAGCCGCGCCATTTGGGAATCACCGCTGCGCATGACCGCGCGCAGCATGTGTTCGGCGTCGTATATGTCCAAATTGGCGAAGAGTTCGGCTTCCATGAGCCGTGCTGCCCACCAGTGGGCCGTATGCCCGTCAGAGTCCCAGGTTTGGGTTGACTGCATGACGACGCCAACTTCCTGCGGCGACGCCGTGAGTACTTCAAGGTGTTCATCACCGTGGAAAGTGTCCATGGCGGTCTCCGTGTGAGGTGCAGCCACCCTCGGCCCGGTTCTCACGGCCAACCACACACCACGCTTGATGCGCACTCAGCGGTATGGTGTGGAAGGCTTGAAGGTGGGGAAGGGCAGCTGCGGTAAGTCGTAGATGCTCAGGGCGGCGAACCCCCAGCCTTAGGGAAGGCTGACGTAGGAAGGTAGGGGATGGGGTGGGATTCGCCGGCCTGAGCAGCCGTTGGGGGGATGCCGCGTTTCGTGCGGCTACGGCTGCTATGCAGCACCAGGGGGGGGATATCAGACGTTGGGCTGATAGTTCTCGATTCTCAGGCCCAATGCGCTCGCTTGCTGCGCCACATCCCTGGTGGTCCAGAAGCCTGGCTGCCCATCCCCCTTCATAATCCCCATGTGTGCATCCAGCCACTTCACGGGAATGGTTCCATTCGGTCCTACGACATCGAAGGTCGCCGAATCGGACGCGCCGTCATCGATAGCGCGGCGCTCGCACTCATAAATGTCCATCTACTTCTCCTTTGCCCCTCGGGCTTATCAACGGGATGGGGGTTAGCTGTCCATCACATCGCGGTATGCACGTTCGGCTTCTTCCTGGGCGGCATCGCGAAGTTCGGCATGCAGGTCTCGCATCTGCGCTTGGTATTCCTTCGCGTCGATCAACCCAGTGTCGTAGTCGCTTTCAATCTGTTCCTCTGCTTGATCAAACCAGCGTGGCATCTCGTTCTCCTTGTTAATCGGTATGAATCCTGAAAGAAGCGGGATCAGTCTTCTTCCGGCTCCCAGCCCTTCACCTCATTAGCGAAGGCGGTCCAGCGTTTCTTCTCTTCATCGGACTGCTCTGCCCATCTGGGCGCGATATCTGAGGAAACGACCGCACCAGACTTCAATACGTAGGTTCCGCAATTACTGCCGATGTCCTCGTCTGCGTACGTGACGTGAATTTCTGCCTCCGGGAACCGCTGAGACAGCGCAGCCAGCACAGGCTTAGGGCAGCTCCACGCAGTGTCGAACGAAGCTTCAGACCCATCTTCGGAAACGCTGCTCTCACACGCGTTCCATTTGGTCCCCCACGAAGCCCGGGCAAAGTCCATCTGGTGCAGAAACCCGCATTTGCGGTGGTTTCTCAGCATCTGGATGAACTGATCGAATTCTTCATCATCCAGGGCCGACAACTTTGCTTCTGCTCTGCTGGAACGTTGCAGCGATGCGATCAAGGGATGACCGTTGACCGGAATCCCAGCCACAACTTCGGCCATTTCTTCAGCCTTGATCGATATGCCATCCCAGGGGAATTCGCCGGGAAAGGGCATAGCAATAGCAAAGTCAATGCGGCCATCATCTTTGTTGGTCATCGCGCTGATGACTTCCGGCGTGGTGCGAATCTTGGTGGTGACCCAATTGGGCATTGCCGTTCTCCATGCTGCCCCACTGGGGCGTTGTTCACGTGTCTGCGTCCTGTCACGGCGCAGGCAGATCACTCAAAGATGTACTCGGGCCACGGGAAGCCCTCGTCACTGTCGGCGCGGCGTACCAACTTTCCCGAAGCCTTGGCCGCGGCTGCGAAGTCGGCATTGCACAAGCAGTTTTCTCTGGGGTCGACACTGAATGTCTTGGCATCGATCCCTAACGCGTCTGCCAACTCGCCCACTGTTTCGATCAAGTCGCCATCACGTATGGCTACGACGGTGCACATGTCTATCTCCTTGTTCATTCGTCAGCCATCGCTCATAGAACGGGCTGGTGAATGTGGCCTCTTTCGAGGCCATATCCTCTTCCCTTGCTCGCAGCGTCCACGTCTCCCAAGGGGTACTCGTCGTGGCGATCCGGTCCACCAGGTTGCAGCCCTGGCTAGGCAATTCCCGCGTGGTTCACCACCACTCTTACGGTCTGGGCATCCGGGCTTTCTCTCTCGGCGGCGCCACCGCCTGTCCAACGGCACCAAACCTTCAGTGCATGAGAGAAGTATAGAAAACCTAGACTTTCAAGTCAAGAAAAACGAGACCGGGGAATCTCGGTTCCCTAGACTTTTTTGTAACGGCTATGTATCTGAGTCAGCCTTCGATGGACAAGGCGGTCTTCGCCGCCTGCGCTAAGTCCGCGGCTAGGGTGATGACGTGCTCTTGCCGGTCTGACGATAGAGTCGAAAAGCCGGTGAAGCCCGGCCCGGCAGTACAGGTTAGAAGGGCTTCCAACTGTTCCAGCTTGGCTATGCCTTCCTCGAATATGTCCAGGTCGATTTCAATTGTGGTCCTCATGCTCACCCCTTTGATGCCTTCGGCCGATCAACTGAGCGCTTGCACGATGTGTCTGCGCTCTTTGATGGAATTTCAGCACCACCCAGGTGAGGGCGATGCTTCGAACACGGCCTAAACACTCGCACAGTGCGAGTATTTATTCCAGCATTGTGCGGGTACGCTGCCGCGCATGGGAAGAGTACGAGCCTCGCAAGTTAGAAATTGGGATCAGGTGACGGTCCGCCTGCCGCCAGGCATGCGTGATCAGATAAATGAATTGGCAGCGAAGAATGGCCGCTCGGCGAATGCGGAGATTGTGGCAAGACTTGAAAGGTCAATGTCGCCGGATGATTCTCCGGACTTAGCCGCGCTTAGAGCCGTCATCAGGGAAGAGCTGATAGCCGCTCTAGCGATTCATCGCACCCAAGATTAGCGCCAGATCGCTACCAACACGACGGCAGCAAGAATCGCTACGACGCCGGCTACATATAGGACGCGCCACGCACCTATGTCTTGAAGCTCGGAAACAAGGGATGGATCGTCGGGCTGCACGCCGGAAAGCGAAGGGACGACCAGCCTACATCCGCAGTAACGGCACACACGCGCGTCTTTTAGGATCAGCTCTTTGCAGTCTGGGCATTTGACGTGAGTCGAGGGGGAGGAGCGGCCTGAAGTGCTTGCCAGATTCGAACTCAGAAGCACGATGAGCCCAGCCAGTAGCGGGCTGATCAAACAAGCAAGAATGAACCAGCCGAAGCCGCTCCGGCCGCGGCTGGAAGCGATCAGTCCCACGACCAGGGCAAACAACAACCAGAAGAAGATGATTGCGGTCATGCGGGAATTCTAACGGTTTGACCTGACGTAGGAGCATTGAGCACAACTGAACGTTGTACGCCAACAAAAAAGCCACCCGGAGGTGGCTTTTGAACTGGCCAGATCCAAAAGATTACTTGGCGCAGTCGCTTATGTATAGATTTACGACGTTGCCTTCTACGTCAATCTCCGCTTTCGCGGTGAACTGGATCGATGCAATTTGACTCAGGGCTACTGCGTAAGGATTGTTCGGCTGACTAACCACGGGGTCTACAATCTTGGCTGGAATACGAATGCTTGGGTCACTTTCGAGCGCGACCTTGCATGAGCCGGAGATCATGTCGAGTTCGGATATTACGCCGACCAATTGCTGCGAAGGGGTGATCGTATTTTCCACATCTACGCTTGCCAATTCCTTGGTCTCCCGATCAAGCACTACGCGCGGAGCAGCATCGTCCTTGCCCCGTAGACTGATCGATTCGACAGATTTCCCAATCGGGGAAAGCGCTTGCCTAACCGACGGGCGCAGAGCATCTGCGAGCTTCTCAATCGTGAGAAGCAAGCGCTCTTGGGTGTCGGATTGCGAGCCGATCACCTGTTTAAGAGCTTCGCTAAGATGCTTCATTTCCTCCGCCTTCCTACGGTTGAACACGTAGCCTACCACTCCCATGAAAAGGGCTGTGCCTAGGCCAGACCACAGTTCTTTGCTACCTGCAATTTTAACGATTGTGGCGGCGACTTCATAGCAATGATGTTCTTCGACAGGCTGGGCAACGACCCGTACGGATAGCGTGTCGAACTGCTTGTTGTATTTCCCCGTCTCGGCGAAATGCGCGCTAACGGCTAGGACCCGAGCGAAGCCCTGAAGCGATGCTCCTAGCTGATAGAGATCAATTTCATGAGCATCCGCTTCGCCGCCTTCATACCTGACAGAGATCGTCCATTCGTCGTCGGTCTCGGTCAATGAAGCAATGGGATCTGTCATTCTTGTAGCCTCGGCTTAGGTTCTTCGATCATTACCTGCGGCCTCATGACCGCACCCACTGCCCAGCCTCATCGTCTCGCAGCCGCGCTGCCAGGCCAGAAGCTATTGCCCGGACACCTTTAGCGCCTTCGCGGTGCCAAAAAAGCGGAAGTAGCAGTTATATCCAAGGTTTCCGGGCTGGCGGACAATCTGTATGTCACTCACGCCATTCGCCCCTTTTGCAAAGGCATTGATCAGCAGGTCGCCTCGCAAGGTCTCCTCGGTTGGCTTTGGCTCATAGAGATTGGCGTGGCAGCGGATGGCAGTCACAGTGCCTAAGCTTTGCGCTTGTTCTGGCGCACTTTCGTAAACCTTGACCGCCTTCGTCGCAGCCTGCAAATCCACCACACTTTCCGGAGCGTTCCCGCGTCGGACTGTCGCGTCTTTTTCCTCTGGAGCTACGGTAATGCAGCCAGTGAGCGCGAGCGCGACTAAAAGAGTGATGAGTGTTCGTTGCATGTTTCTTCTGTCTACATCTTGAGGCACGGATTCTTAGGCTCCGGGGACGACGATAATCGCATTGCTTGAGGTTCGCCCTGCGAATGGGCTGGGGGCTTAATTGGGGGTTCCTCAAAAGGCGGCTCTGGGCGGCACTGCTTATTGACGGCGACCGTTTGAAGTTGGCACAGACGCGCATTTGCGGACTTGATCGCTGCCTTCTTCTCCATGGAGTTCCCAATTCCAAAGTCACCCATCACTGCGAGCGCGTCTCGGCCGTCGAATGAGCTTTCCTTATTCACCCGATCGACCCAGCCATGGACCTTGGCCTCTTCTAGCTCGATGTCAGAGCATGACATGCGCGAGCTTTCATACTCAGTGAGGCTGCCTTGCCGACCGTAGTTCTTTGTTGAGCAACCTACGGCTGCAACTGCGATTGCTAGGACAAGAATTACCGTTTTCATATGGTGTTCAACCCGCCCATTTCTGATTGTTCGCTATTGCCTGACCCATTGTCCTGATTCGTCATCTCTTATCCGAGATCCTGCCCATACGACCTGACCTAAAACTCGTATAGGGTGTCCATTCTCCAGCGCTATGTCGGCGTAGGCAGAATTAAACGACCTCGCTACCCATCGCTGCGTGAGCTTGTCCCGCGCCACAGTCTTGACGATCATCTTGCCGTCGTAATTGATCGCATAGACACCGCCGGCCGCCAAGTCGCGGATTGTCAGATCAGAATTCGGCACAATGAGCAGGGCGGCACCATCTCTGATGATGGGCTCCATGCTGTCGCCTTTGGCATACACCACTAGAGCTTTACCGCCATCCGCACCAACAGATCTTAAGAACGACTTTCGGAACTGGATGACGCCGGTTTCATCTTCGGTATGGTTCTCGATACCGTCTCCGGCGGCCAGGCGCACATCTGCTAATTCAGGCACAGGCTCGAAGCTATCGTTGGCAGCGAGAGGCGCACCTGTCATCACGTTGGCCGAAATCGAGACTTTCTGCGAGCCGGCCGACTGTTTGCCAAGCACGTCGGGCATTGGGAACGCGTCATCGGCTGCATGGGTGTCCACCAATGAGCCTCTAGCCGAACCCGGTAGCTTCTGAGCAGGCCTCGTAGCCACTGTGATGCCGATTTTCAATTGTGCGATAGCCAGCGCCAAGGCTCCCTGTAACTCGCTCAACTGCGCTGCTGGGAGGGTGTGGATCTCATCTTCTGATATTGCAGGGAAGGGCCATGGTTTCGGCTTCGAGACTGAGACAGCGTGCTGTGCCGATTGCGCAACACCGGAAAGACCGGGGAGAGGCTCTGTGTAGCCCGTAATTTTGCTTATCTGAACCAGCTGTTCAAAGCTGGGTTCGTGGCGCCCTTTTTCCCAGGCGGACACGTTGCCTTTGCCCACGCCAAGGGGGTCACCCAGTTGTGTTTGGGTGAACCCGGCGTGCTGTCTGGCGGCTTTGATCCAACTCTTTATATCCATGGCGGCAGTGTAAAGAAATTCTGTACTTATCGGGTCTATAAAAGCTTGACTTGTTAGGTCTACAAAATGTAGACTTCAGGCATGGACGACAAAACCACCCACCCTTTGGAGGAGGCGGCAAAGGTCTTCGGATCGGAAGCTGCCCTGGCCCGTGCCCTGAAAGTTAGTCGCGCGGCTCTTAATCAATGGAAGAAGCCTGGTCGTCAGGTGCCGGCCGAGCACTGTCCTCGTATCGAGGCGCTTACTGGCGTTCGCTGCGAGCGGCTTTGCCCCAGCGTGGACTGGGCGTATTTGCGTAAGCCGCGCCGAGCCAAGGCCATTAAAGCGCTCTCGGCAACCGCTTCGTAGATCGATGTTGTTTGTTCCATGCGGTGAATCTTAGATGCGCCGCACAAAGGCCGAAAGGCTGAAATTAATCGGATTTCAAGGTGACGCATGACCGCCCACTATTCCAACACTGACTGGCTCGACGTTCTGTACAACTGCGTGCGCAAGACGCCGGGCGGCGTGGCGGATGCGGCTCGCTTCCTGACCGAACGCCGTGGCAAGTCCATTCACCCCGAATCGCTTCGCGCCAAGCTCAAGCGTTCTGAAGGCGATGCGATCAGCGTGGAAATGGCCGGCCTTCTGTCCGAATGGATGGAAGAGAAGGACGGCGGTGTGGAATACGCCCACGACTGGTTTCTGGCGTTCGCTGCGGAACAGGGTTTGGCAGTGGACTCCGTCCCGCCTGCGCCCGCTGGTGGTTGGGCCTGCGAATTGACTGCCATCCAGTCAAAGGTCATGCAGATCGGTGCAATCACAGGCAGCGTCCTGGGTGTGACGGCTGAGACTGTTGCGGACGGCAAGATTGATCAGTCCGAGGCCGATCGCATCGTCGAGTTTGTCCGTGACCTGCGCACCATGTGCCACCGCCTTGAGCGCAACGTTCTGCGCGCTGCGAGTAAGTGATGGAAAACCGGGTCTTCATCCTCTCCAGCCCCCTGGCCCGTCGCAACGCCGCGCATGCGTGCGCTCATGCGCCCGATGGCTACAAGGTAGAGATCAAGGCGAAGACTCGTTCACGGTCGCAAAACGCTTTCTCTCACGCCTGGTACGAAGAAATCTCTCTGGCCCTGCCGGAAGACGATGCCATGGGATGGAAGTGCTACTGCAAGCTGCATCACGGCGTGCCGATCCTGCGTGCTGAGGATGACGAGTTTCGTGAAGCCTATGACGGCGCCATCAAGGGACTGACATACGAGCAGAAATTGCTTGTCATGCGTGTGTTCCCTGTCACGTCCCGTATGACAACCAAACAGTTGACCAAGTATGCCGAAGCCGTGCGCGACGACTTCTTCGCGCGTGGCGTCATGTTGGAAGTGGAGGCTGCATGACCTGGAACACCACTCTCAAGCGCAGCACGCCGCTCCGCGCTCGTGGCGCGATCAGCCGTCGCAGCCAGCCGATCAAGTCGAATGGCATGAAAGGCGCGTCTGTGTCGACCGCTCAGAAAGAATTCCATGATCAGCTTGCGAGTCGCATAGGCTGCGTGGCCTGTCGCATGGATGGGATCTTCAACGACTACGTGTCGATCCACCACATCGATGGTCGGACGAAGCCTGACGCTCACTGGAAGGTTCTGCCGCTGTGTGGAAGCCACCACCAAGACGATGGCCTGGCTATCGCGGTTCACCCGCACAAGGCGATGTTTGAGACGCGCTATGGCAAGCAGATGGATCTGCTGGTGTGGTGCATCGAACAGCTTCAATCTCAGGGTTGCGAGGTGCCTGCTGGCGCTCTGGTGGCGGCTGGGATGCTGGAGGTTGTGTGAACGCGATGCCTAAGTCTCCGCAGGTCGAGGATGGCCACATCAAAATTGCCAATGAGCTGTTCGAGGCAATCATGGCTTTCCCGTTTAAGCAGACCACGTTGCGTGTGCTGCTGGCAGTTCTGCGCAAGACCTATGGGTACGGCAAGAAGGAAGACGACCTTTCAGCGTCGCAGATCGGCGTGCTGTTGGGCGACATGAAGCGCCAGCACATCACCACGGCATTGAACGAGCTGGCCGCGATGGGGGTTATCACCAAGCGCCCGGGGAAGTATGGATCTCTAGTTGGAATTAACAAGGACTATTCGCGGTGGTTTGCTAGTCCGAAATCCGGACAGGTGAACGAATCTCGGACTAGTCCGAATCTTGGACAGGTGAACGAATTCCGTGCATCTGCTAGTCCGAAATCCGGACAGGTCGATAGTCCGAATCTCGGACACACAAAAGACAACCTTCCAAAAGACAACCAACAAAATGAATCTGCTGACGCAGATTCCTGCGGCGAGCAAAGCGTAAAGCTCGCACTTGTCCCGACTCCGCCTCCCGTCATCAGCCTTCCGGTGAAAGACGGCTCCGAGTTCGAGATAACTGAAGACCTGGTGGCTGAGTGGAGTGCTGCCTACCCCGGAGTGGATGTCCGCGGCGAGCTGGCAAAGGCTCGTGTCTGGCTGCGTGCATCCCCTCAAAACCTGAAAACTCGCCGTGGCGTGGGCAAATTCGTGGTGGGTTGGCTTGGCCGATCTGCTAAACCCGCGCCGGGCTTTTCTTCCGCGAGGAAATCAGCACATGGAAACTTCAGCTTGCAGGACTACCACGCCGGGGTTGCAGCGGATGGCACTTTCTAGCCTCACCCCGGCCAAGGGCCACTGCGACACGCATGGCGACTTCGACGGCTATACGCTGGGCGGCGGCCCCCACTGCCCGGCCTGTGCGGAAGAGCGCATCGAAAGGGATCGCGCTGCGCAGCAAGAGGCCACGTTGCGTGAGTTTCGCCAGCGTCGCGCCGATTACCTGCTGGGGAAGGCTGCCATACCGCCACGCTTTGCAGACCGTAGGTTGTCGAACTTCGTACCGCACGCCCAAGGACCGGCCAAGGCTTTGCAAGTAGCCAAGAAGTTCGCCGATGACTTCGCGGAATGCGAGAAGACCGGGCAAAGCCTGATTTTCTGCGGTGGTGTCGGAGCAGGGAAGACGCATCTGGCCGTGGGCATCTGCCACGAGATCATCGCCAAGGACAAGATGGCCGTTTTTACATCGGTCCTGAGTGCGATCAGGTCAATCAAGGAGACATTCCGCAAGGGGTCTGAGCAGTCGGAAGCCGATGCGATCCAGGCGCTAGTTCAGCCTGACCTGCTGGTGCTCGATGAAGTGGGCGTTCAATTCGGGTCCGAAACGGAAAAGATGTACTTGTTCGAGATCATCAATGGCCGCTATGAGGCTATGAAGCCGACCATCCTGCTGAGCAACTTGGCCAAAGATGCCTTGACCGAGTTTATCGGCGAGCGGGTCATTGACCGACTACGAGAAGGCGGCGGGAAGATGGTCGTTTTCGACTGGCCCAGCTACCGCAGGCTGGCGGGTCATGGGGAGCAATCATGAAATTTGCACAACACGACAAGCACGGGGTTGCCATAGTCAATTGCTTGCGAGTCTATGGACCCCAGACGATTCGAGATGTGGCTGAATCAATTGGGATAGAGCCGCGGAGAGCGGATTCAACAATGCGCCGGCTTATTTGCCAAGGCTACGTCGAGCGGACCGGTGAGCGTAAAGGCACTGGCTCAGGGCGTGCGGCAATCTACCGCTGGACGGACGTGGAGGCACTAGAGAAGCCGGAGCCCATGATGAACGCATACGAACGCAAACGCGCGTTGGCCATGGCGGATGAATTGATCCAGACGCTTCGCGCTGGTTGGAATCCGAGCGCAGCCGATCCGTTCCGCGTTCTCCGTGCACAGGTGGGCGCATGAAACAAATGGACGTTGCTCTGGAACCTCTGGCTGGTACCGAATGCGTGCCAGGCCGCACCGTCGGCATCTTCGCCATCGACCCTGGCCCTACTCAGTCCGGGTGGTGTGTGCTTGCTGATGGCCGCGTGTTGTCGTCAGGAGTTCTCCCAAACGACGAAATGCTTGAGCGCGTTGCCAGCCGCATCTACGCGACCATGGCTATCGAGATGATCGCCAGCTACGGGATGCCAGTTGGTCGGGAGGTCTTCGAGACATGCGTTTGGATCGGGCGATTTGTCCAGGCATGGCATGACCCGGAGGCGGTAAAGCTGGTCTACCGCAAGGACGTCAAGATGCACCTATGCGGAACGAACACGGCAAAAGACGCAAACGTACGCCGCGCCATCATTGATCTGTATCCGCCCTCTGGTGGTGGCGCAACGCCCCAGATTGGCACCAAGACCAAACCTGGCCCCCTATACGGGGTATCCAGCCACGCATGGCCCGCTCTCGGTGTGGCCCTGACTGTTCAAGCTTCTATCCAATAAGGCAAACATCATGGCACTCCCCCGACGCGCTGAAGACTCCAACAAACAAATGCGTAACTCGGCAATCGCGAGACTGCGCTCCGAATATGGCGTGACTTTGAGCAAGAAGAACCGTGCAGCAGACGGCATTGCTGAAGCCATCCGCCAGGTTGAACCCGCCTTGCAGTCGGACGATCCGATGATTCTGATCCGCGCTTGGGTTGCTCTCAAGCCCACGGATGTGGTGCCGGCGCGATTGATGTTCACCACTGATCGGACTTACAAGTTGGACGCCCAAATGAGGAACGCTGCGGCCCGGCTCAATGGGATGCCTGCGCCGATCAACATGAGCAGCAAGGTGCTGTATAGCCCGGAGTTCGCGTGATGGGTGCGCTCCTGCCTAAGTGGGCGATGGGTGACCCGGCCATGGTCTGCGAACGACTACAGGGGATAGAGCGCAAGCCGCGGCAGCCGCCGAAGTTGACTCGGCAGGAGCAGGCAAGGAAAGAACTAGAGCAGCTATTCAGCGAGGATCACATGACGAAAGACGAAAGCGAACAACTGGAAGAACTGCTCATGACCTGGTACCACTGGGCCAAGGCGCATCGGGAGCATCTGGGGCATAGCCGTGTGGCGCCGGGATTCCAAGGCGTTTCCGACATGGACGCCTATGGGGATGACGACGACACCGACGCGAAGCTGAACCGGTACACCGCGGAACAGGTAGATGTCTGCCTGAGTACGCTGCCGGTTGACCTGCGCGCCGCTGTTGGCATCAGCATGCGCAACAAGGATGTGCCAAATCAGGTGTTCCGCAACCCACGTTGCACCCTGGAAGAACAGCACACCCGGTACCAAGCAGCGAAGGAAATGCTTCTTCCGATGTTGCGGCGGCGACACATGATTAAGGTGATCGCGTGAGGGGTTGCATACGCTGTACGCGCTCACTAAGATCAATCCAAGTGGACGGCGCTCGTCCATAGGAAACAAAGCCTCGGCACTCGCCGGGGCTTTTTGCATTGGAGCTACCGTGAAACGTTTGCACGACTTGATCGTATCGATGGAAGGTCCAGGCAAAGGCGCCCTAACGCTGGACGGGCTGAAGCTTTTGGCCACCGAGTATTCAATCCACGCTGGTGTTGGTGAGGTCACCAAGCTGACGGTCACCGTGAATGTGGGGACTATCAATGGCGTGAAAGACGTCGCCGTTGACGTCAGCAATATTGGCGACAGCATGCGCCAGTATGCTCGGGCCTAATCAAGGATCTGCCATGTTCGGCGCACAAGACCGCGAAGACTCACCGTTCTACCCCAAGCGCAAGCAAGGCCTGGGGCCGTCCGGAGCGAAATAATGGACAAACGACCGAAAGACGTTCGGCCTTGGGCTATTCACGCTGAGGGCTGGGACTACGTAGAGGGATGGGACGGCTTGATCTTCGAAGACATGCGCCCCTCGGCATGAGCTGGATAGACGGCCTTAAGAAGGCTGAGGGTCTCGTCGATTCTGCCGTCGCAGTGCCTGGCATGCTTGGCCCCGACGAATACGTACTTCAGCAGAGCCAGCCATCGCAGCTTGACCGCATCGAAGCCAAGCTCGACGCCCTACTGGATGCACTGGCAGATGAAGGCGAAGAGGTGGAACGGCCCGAGCTAACGCTTGATGGCGAGGCAGTAGGCGGCGAGCGGGACGATTCCCAGCCGCTATGAGCAGCCAACCCTGGAGCGCTTGGTACAAGACCTGGCGCTGGCAGAAGCTGCGGGAGCGGCATCTGCGGGCATATCCGCTGTGTGTGATGTGCGAGGCAGAGGGTAGGGTGACAGAGGCAAAGGTGTGCGATCACATCGAGCCGCACAAGGGCGATCCAGAGAAGTTCTGGAACGGCCCCTTCCAGTCACTATGCAAAGCGCATCATGACTCGGACAAGCAAGCGCTCGAGAAGTCCGGGCGCAGGAAGGTACAGATCGGTGAGGATGGCTACCCCATAGAGGGTTCGCGCCACCCTCTGATGCCCTACGGAAATGAGAAAAATTCTCATCCATGGGGCGGAAATGTTACAAATGGCCGGGGGGAGGGGTGCTCAAAAAATGAGCAACGCGACCAAGACCGGCCGCTCAACTCTTTTTTCATAAACGTCCAGAAAAAAAGCGGGACGCAGTTAAAGGCAAAAATGGCTCAGCGGGGCAGGAAGTCTCAGGCAGAACTGATGACTCCGGCCCAAGTTGCGTCCGTTTCCAGCGACTCGCGACTTCGGCCTCCAGTACACATCACGGATGCCGAGCGGATGGTCTGGGCGGAAGTGGTCAATGACCAGCCTGCATCCGCCTTCTCACCCACGCATAGCCCCCTGCTGGAGCAGTACTGTCGTCACGTCGTCCAGGCCCGATTGCTGGCGGATGAGATCATGAACTTCGATCGGTCGTGGTTGGCGGACGATGACGGTCTGAAAAGGTATGACCGATTGCTGGCGATGCAGGAACGGGAAGGGCGCGCGGCTTCGTCGTTGGCCACGCGGCTGAGAATTACGCGTCAGGCGACAGCCGACCCGAAGACCGTCGGCCGTGCGAACGGTCGGCAAGCGAAGTCTAGGAAGCCTTGGGAACTCGTCGACGGCTGACGCGGGGCGACCGCAACATTGCCTGGATTGAGCAGTACTGCAGGATCCCCGAAGGCAAGTTGGTAGGTAAGCCGGTAAAGCTGACGAAGCACCAGCGCGGCTGGATCAAGCAGATTTACGACAGTCCGACGCGCCTGTTCATCCTGAGCATGGCTCGGAAGAACGCCAAGACGGCGCTGTCTGCATTCTTGCTGCTCCTGCACCTGTGCGGTCCAGAGGCGAAGCCGAACAGCCAGTTGTACAGCGCAGCGCAGTCCCGGGAGCAGGCGGCAATCTTGTTCGCCCTGGCGGCCAAGGTGGTGCGGATGTCGCCGGACCTGTCCGAATACGTGTTGATTCGAGATACGGCCAAGCAGTTGTTTTGCACGGAGATGGGGACGCTTTACCGCGCGCTGTCGGCAGAGGCCAGCACCGCTTACGGTCTGAGCCCTGCCTTCACCATTCATGACGAGCTGGGCCAGGTGCGCGGGCCTCGGTTCGAGCTTTACGAGGCCCTGGAGACGGCCAGTGCTGCGCAGGATTCGCCGCTGTCGATAGTGATCAGTACCCAGGCGCCGACGGATGCAGACTTGCTTAGTCTGCTGATAGATGACGCGCTGACAGGGGCTGACAGGCGGCAGAAGGTGGTGCTGCATACGGCGCCGATGGAGTTGGAAGCGTTCTCGGATGAAGCAATTAGGGCGGCTAACCCGCACTTTGATGACTTCATGAACAAGGACGAGGTGCGCCGCCAAGCAGCAGACGCCAAGCGCATGCCTAGCCGGGAGAACTCGTACCGAAACCTGATCCTGAATCAGCGTGTGGAGGCGCACAACCCGTTTGTCTCTCGGGCGATCTGGGAAGAGAACGGCGCGCAGCCAGGGAACCTGGCCGGCAAGACGGTTTACGGCGGTCTCGACTTGTCCAGTGTGTCCGACTTGACGGCGCTGGTGCTAGTGTCGGACGAAGGTGACGTTCACCCGAGCTTCTGGCTGCCCGAGGAAGGGCTAGCCGAGAAATCTCGGAATGATCGGGTTCCGTATGACGTGTGGGCGGATCAAGGGTTGCTCCTGACCACGCCGGGTCGAGCGATCGAGTACGAATTCATTGCACATGAGTTGCGCAAGGTGTTCGACACCTGCAACGTGGTGGCGCTGGCCTTTGACCGCGCCATGATGCGCTTTCTCACGCCCTGGCTAGTTCGTGTCGGATTTACCGAAGATGAACTGAAGAAGTTCGTTGAGTTTGGCCAGGGCTTTATGTCGATGAGCCCGGCGCTGCGCGAACTGGAAGCGCGATTGCTCGGAGCCAAGCTGAAGCACGGCGAACACCCGGTGCTGACGATGTGCGCGATGAACGCTGCAGTCGTCCAGGATCCGGCCGGAAACCGAAAGTTTACGAAGGCGAAATCGTCAGGCCGGATTGACGGCATGGTTTCGCTGGCAATGGCGGTGGCGGCGATGCCTCAAGAGCAGGCGCCGACGCGCAAACTCATTCTGGCAACGGCAGGCTGACATGTGCCAAGGCTGCATCAACCGTCAACGGAAGCTGGTCGCGTGGCTATGTCGGCGCGGCATGACAAAAATGTGCGAGAAGGCTCAAGCCATGCTCGCCAAGATGGAAGCGAGGCAGAAATGAGGGCATACAGCTTTTTCGAGGTCAAGGCGGTCAACGATGAGCGACGCATCCTGACTGGAACTGCAACGACTCCGACGCCCGACCGCGTGCGTGATGTAGTCGAGCCGATGGGGATGACGCAACGCGGCCCCGTAAATCTCTTCCTGTACCACAAGCACGACAAGCCGGTGGGGCATGTCGAATTTGGCCGCCCCACCAAAACGGGCGTGCCGTTCGAGGCTTCGATTCCCGACGTGAAGGAAGAGGGCACGGTGCGCGACCGAGTGAATGAAGCATGGCATTCCGTGAAGTACCGCCTGCTGCAAGCGGTCAGCATCGGTTTCAACCCTCTGGATGACGCTGTGGAGATGCTTCAGACTGGCGGCCTGCGCTATCTCAAGTGGGAGATGCTGGAACTATCTCTCGTAGGAGTGCCCGCCAATCCGGATGCCTTGGTGCACGCGTACAAGTCGCTGCCAGAAGGCGGCATGCTGCCCGGCGAAGTCCTTCAACAGATTCGGTCGCTGGACGCTAGGGCCGCCCAACTTCAATCGGTACCGCTAATCAAGAGTATCGAGCAGCAAAAGAATCTTAACGGCGCCGTCCGACTGGTCCGCGCCTGACTTTTGATCGGCCGCCTGCCGTTGCACGCAGGCCGCAGTGATCAGCCTTAACGAGCCGCGCGCGAGGCGGCTACCTGACATCTGAACCGCCCTAGAGGCGGCTTTTTCATTATTTCTGAAAGGAGACGTCATGAAGACGTTTGCTGAACACGTTGCCGATCTAAAGGCGACCCGTTCTGCCAAGTCGGCAGAACAAGAGGCGGTTTCGCGCAAGTCGATGGAAGAAGGTCGTTCCATGGATACGGGCGAAGCGGAACAATTCGACACCCTGGGTGGCGAGATCAAGCGGCTGGACGACGACATTGCGCGCTTCTCGCGCATGGCGGATGTCGAGGCTGCAGACAAAGCAAGTGCCAAGGCCATCGAACCGGAAGAGAAGTCGGGAAAGATTGCGCTCGGTGGAAGCCGTGGTGCCCCTGCGGTGGTGAAGACCGTCAAGAACGATGAGCCCGGTCTGGGCTTCGCTCGCTTCGCCCTATCTATGTTCGCCGCCAAGGGCGATGTCAACAGCGCCAAGTCGTTCGCCGAGAACAAGTTCGGCAACGACGTTCGCTTGCAGAACGTCATGAAGGCAGCTGTGGCCGCCGGCAACACCACCAGCCCAACCTGGGCCGGTGCTCTGGTGGACTACCAGAACCTCACCAGCGAGTTCCTGGAGTTCCTGCGCCCGCGCACCATCGTCGGTCAATTCGGCGTCGGTGGCATCCCGGGCCTGCGCCGTGTGCCGTTCAACGTGCGCATCCCCGGCAAGACCACGGCAGGCACGGCTCAGTGGGTCGGTGAAGGCTACCGCAAGCCGGTTACTGCCGCTGGCTACGCCGCTGCCGAGCTTAAGTGGGCGAAGATCGCGGCGATCTCTGTTGTGACGGAAGAACTGGAGCGATTCAGCGACCCCGCCATTGTGCAGCTGACCCGCGATGACCTTTCGGAAGCGGTGATTGAGCGTATGGACGTGGACTTCGTGGACCCCGCGAAGGCCGCAGGTACGGGCGCTGGTGAGTCGCCTGCATCGGTGACGAACGGCGTGACGCCAATCCCTTCGTCGGGTACCGACGCGGACGGCGTTCGGGCCGACATCGCCGCACTGTGGGCAACGGCTGATGCGACCAACCTTCCCACGGGTACGGCGGTGTACATCACCGACTCCAAGACCGCCCGCGCTCTGTCGCTGATGCGTAATCCGCTTGGTGCACGCGAGTTTCCCGACGTGCGCGTCAACGGCTCTGGTTCGATTGATGGCGTTCCCGTCATCATCTCCAACTATGTGCCGGCTGACTCGAGTGGTTCGCTGTTCATCCTGGCATTCGCTAGCGAGATCTACCTCGCAGACGATGGTCAGGTGAATATCGACATCTCGCGCGAGGCAACCATCTTCCTGGATGACGCCGCTGCAACGGCAACGCCTACCGCGGCGCAGTTGGTTTCCATGTTCCAAACCAACCAACTCGCTATCCGCGCAGAACGGTATGTGCGCTGGCAGAAGCGCCGCCCGCAGGCAGTTGCTTATCTGTCGGGCGTTAGCTGGGGCGCATAACCAGTCCGCTGGCTCAAGAGGCCTCCCTTCGGAGGCCCCTTCTGCAAGAAGACAGGAGAATCCATGTCCAAGGTCACATTTATCCACAAAGGCGGGCGCGAACAGGTGATGCCCCGTCGATATGCCGAAATTCTGAAGAAGGTCGGCCGTGGTACGTACATGACGCGCGATATGACGGCTGCTCCTCCATCGCAGCCCACGATACCGACGCCTCTCGTCGGAACCCCTGCGTCCGGCGAGGTCGCAACACCTGATCTAGATGCCATGGACCTTGCCGAGTTGCACGCTTTGGCGCACGACCGAGGTGTCAAGGTGCATCACAAGGCAGGCGCCGTTAAGGTGCGTGCAGCGCTGCGTGGGGCTGCCGAGTGAAAGTTTTCGGGCTCTCTATCACGCGCAAGAAAAGCCTTGAGGCCGTAAATCACGTGCGGCATGGATGGATGCGCATTCTGGAGCCATTCACGGGCGCATGGCAGCGCAACATTGAGGAGAGGCGAGGAGATCTGATCACCTATCCGACGCTGTATGCGTGCATCTATCGCATCTCGTCGGACATCGGGAAGCTACCCTTTTCGCTGCGAAGCCGAGATGCTAATGGCGTGTGGACCGAAGTGAGCAACTCGACTTACGACCCGGTACTGCGCAAGCCAAACGGCTTTCAGACGCCGGCCCAGTTCCGCGAATACTGGATTATCACCAAGCTGACCCAAGGAAATGCCTACATCCTGAAGCGCCGGGATGGTCGCGGGGTAGTTACGGAACTGTACGTGCTGGATCCTGAACGCGTGATGCCGATGGTGTCCGATTCGGGTTCTGTCTACTACCAACTGCAGACCGACAAGCTGAACAGCTTGCCCGACGGCTACCCGGCTGAAAATCTGATCGTTCCAGCCAGCGAGATCATTCACGACCGCTGCATGACGGTTCACCATCCTCTTATCGGTGTCCCGCCCTTGGCCGCAGCGCACTGGCCTGCGCTGAAGAACATGAAGATCATGCGCTCGGCAACGGAGTTCTTTGCGAACAACGCTCAGCCTGGTGGTCTTCTTACGGCCCCGGCTGGCATGTCAGAAGACGATGCAAAGGCGGTCCAGAGCTATTGGAATACGGAATTTTCAGAGGGAAAGTCCGGGAAGGTGGCAATTATCGGCGCGGATATGAAGTTCACGCCGTTTGCCATGAAGAGCATCGACGCCCAGATGATCGAGCAGATGCGCTACAGCGATGAGCAGATATGCCAGCCGTTCGGGATTCCCCCGTTCAAGGTCGGGATCGGGACCATTCCATCCGGTCTGGGCGTCGACGGCGTGAACCTCATGTACTACAGCGATGCGTTGCAGGCTCCCATTCAGCATATTGAAGACCTGCTCGACGATGGTCTTAAGGTTATCCGGCCACTTGGCATCGAGCTGGATACGGAGCCGCTTTTGCGTATGGACGAGGCGAAGAAGGCGGAGATCAACACGAAGCTGGTAGGCGGAATGATCAAGACTCCTGACGAAGGGCGCCGGCCGTTCAACCTGGCTCCTACTGCTGGCGGGGACACCCTGTGGGGGCAGAACCAGGATTACCCGCTGGGCATGCTGGCTGATCGTAAAGAGTGGGATCCCGCCATGCAGCCCGCGGCTACGCCCGCTCCTGCGCCCGAGCCGGATACTGATTTGGAAGAATTGCGCGCCTTTGCAGGTACCCACAAGGCTATCGCCGCAATGAAGAAAGCCCTGGAGCCTACCTATGTCGTTTGACCCTGAACTGTTCGGCCAAGCCATGGGCGACGCGATCATCAAGGCCGTGCAGCCGCTTAAAGACGAAATTGCGCGTCTGAAAGCCCTGCTTGCCGAACTCCCGCAACCAGTGGCGGGGAAAGACGGCGCTGATGGCCGTGACGGCAAGGATTGCGACATGGAGGCCGTCAAGCAGATGGTTGCGGATGCCGTGAAGTCCATCCCGGTTGTGCATGGCAAGGATGGGGCTGACGGAAAGGACGGCGAGCGCGGAGAGAAAGGCGAAGACGGCCAGAAGGGCGCGGACGGCGTTGGGATGGCCGGAGCCATGATCGACCGTGAGGGCGCATTGCTCGTCACGATGAGCAATGGCGAGGTCAAGAATCTTGGCCCGGTGGTCGGATCGAATGGACGCGACGGCAGCGACGGAAAGGATGGGGCGGACGGAATAGGCCTTGACGCCTTCGAGATGGAATACCTGGATGAAACGCACGAGGTGCGGATCAAAGCGTCTTGCGCTGGCCGAGTGAAAGAGGTCCGCTATACTGCCGGCGGCATCCGGCCAGGCGGCTATTGGCGCGATGGCACGAAGGCCAAAGCTGGTGAGGCTTGGGTCCATGACGGATCGCTTTGGATCGCAAAGAAGGACACCCCGGCCAAGCCCGAATCCGCGGGCGATGATTGGGTGATTGCCGCTCGAAAGGGGCGGGATGGTGAGCGCGGCCCGAAAGGAAAGGACGCTACCCCTGAAGCGCCTATCAAGCTGAAGGACCAAGCATGAGCCTCGTGAGCGTCGAGGAAGCTCGCATGCACCTTCGAGTTGACTCGCTAGACGACGATTCGTGGTTTGCAACGTGGATTCCCGCCGTCGAGAACGCAGTTTTTACCTGGCTGAAGGACTCGTGGCGTGCCTATGAGGCATCGGGCGACGTCGACAGCGCTGGCGATCCGATCCCTGCTGAGGATTCGAACGGCGACCCGATTCCGAAGTATGCGGTGAAGGCCGCCATCTTGGTTGAACTGGCCCAGCAGTATCGGTTTCGAGATGGCTCAGATGCTGGTGCTGTGCCCGCCCATTGGGGCCACGGATATGTGCTTGGTGCAGGCGCGACGAGCCTGCTGTCTGGCCTGCGGAAGAGTACGGTCCGATGAGTTTAGAGGCTGGTCGTCTTCGCCATCGGGTAGCGATTGAACGCATTGTCATTGCTCAGGACCCGGTAACCGGGGCGGTGACTGAGACGTGGACGGAAATCGCTAAGGTCTGGGCGGCCGTCGAGCCGCTGTCGGCCCGGGAATTTGTCCAGTCGGCTGCGGGCCAATCTGAAGTTACGGCCCGCATCACAATCCGCACCCGCGACATCCTGGCCACTGACCGCATCATCCACCGTGGCACGGTATACAACATCCGCGGCGTGCTTGCCGACAAGGATAGTGGGTTGGAATACATCACGCTTCCGGTTGGGACTGGCGTTAACGAGGGCTGAATTGGAGTACGTGTTGTTGGCGCCCGGTCCGAGCATGAGCCTCGACCTAGCGGAAGCGCTGCGCGGTGAACGCGTTGGGGTGATCAGCAACGTTTTTGAGTTGGCCCCCTGGGCAGACTTCCTGGCTGCGAATGATCGCGCCTGGTGGAGAGCCTATCCGGAGGCGATGAATTTCGCAGGGCGGCGTTTTTCTAGCAGTGAAATGCACGGCGTAGAACGCTGTAGGCCCGGCAACACGCAGTGGGCCAGCGGTGTTCTGGCGTTGCAGGTCGCTGTGAATCTGGGCGCGAGCCGGATAAAGCTCTACGGATTCGATATGCATGGTTCGCATTTCTTCGGTGAATACACGAATGGCTTGGTGAACACGAAGCCGTTTCGCCGTGCAATCCATCTACAGCAGTTTAGAGACTGG